GCTTTGGCGGCAGAACAGAAGGAAATTCATTGGGGATGGGCTAACTTACACTTCAAATAAGATGCCACCACGACAGCCGCGTCTACAACAATTGGTCCAGGCCTGTCCGTACGGTGGGATTAATCTAGAGTTATCACCGTGGCGGATTGAGGATAAGGACTTTCAGAATATTGCGAATTTCTTCTGTACAGAGAAGGATCTTCGCACACGTCCTGAACCTTTCTTCACCGCGGTCTCTGATGAGGCGATCAACGGTCAGATTGATGGGTATGACATCGATGGTATCCGGCACTTTCTGTTGGCGACCAAGACCAAGGCGTATGGGTACATTGGGACTAACTGGCAGCTGTTAACCGGTATTCTTACTGCCACCGACCTTAACCTGTACACTGGCACGTCGCTGCAGGGTATGATCCTCTTCGCTAATGGCGTTGATAAGATCAAGCTATGGGACGGGGTCAGTGGTGCCTTTACGGATGAGAATGTGAATGCACCCATAGCACGTTTTATCACGACGTTTGGCAATCGTGTTGTCGCTGGCTTTACGGTAGAGGGAGGTAATCCGTTTCCACAACGCATCAGGTGGACCGTGGATAGCTTCCCACAGGACTGGGTCAGTGTGGGTTCGGGATTCCAGGATATCATCGAAGGTACGGACCCGCTCACAGGCTTGGTTGTACTCACCAATCGTTTGGTGATGATGTTCCCTGAGCGGATCGTGTTTGCTGATCGGACGTTTGATGCACTTAATCCGTTTACGTTCATCAACTATAGTAAGGAGGGCGTCGGAAACATCTGCCCATACTCACTTGCTCAGTGGGGAAATATCAGCTGCTTTGTGGGCCGAGATGACGTGTACATGTTCGACGCACAGACCCACCAGCGGATTGGGAACAAATCAAGGAAAGCGATCCTCAATGATATCTACCAGGGTAATTTTGACCTGGTTATGGGAGGTATCACCGATAGTACGGCAGGCCGAGACTTCTTGACCTATTGGCTGATCATGCCAAATGGGGCGATCTGGACCTTTGACTTTGGCACTCAGGCCTGGACGCGTCAGTACTTTACCGGGCGTAAGGCAACGAGTGTCGGGAGGTTCAAGACGATTCACGGGGTTCGTATCATTGATCTAGTAGGTACGATCGCCCAACAAAACTGGGTCATTAATCTGGCTGGTTCTCAGATTAGCGCAGATAACCTGACCTTAGGCTTTTCGAATGGTCAGATTGGGGAGCTCGACTATAGTGAGGTGATCAACGACACCTGGATACTTGGTCCTAGTAAAGAGTTTGATTACGGGCAAGCGGCATGGAACAAAACATTAAAACGGATTCAGTTCGTATACCGGGATCTTGGCGTTGGCCAAGCAGAGCTAACACTCTCGAACGAGTTCGGAAGCACGGTGGTCTTGACACCATCGTTCGGTGTGTCTGGTACTGGGACGATCAAGAACAAGATCATCGATTTTACGCTGTCGGGCACAAGGTTATTTTGGACTTTAGAGGGCAATTTCCCGATAGCGATTCAGGAAGTGATTCACAGCTACTATATCAGGGGGCCGTTGTTAGCGAGGCAGGCATGAGAGCACCGGAGCAATTAGATGTCTCTAATCAAGGTGATCCTCAAGACTACTCAAGTGTCATTGACCGCTTCCGTCAAGCGACAAAGAAGTATGTTGAACGCCTTGCGAACATTCTCAATGGTCAAATTAGTTTTGGGAATGGTACTGCTCTGGATAATATGCAGGGGAGATGGATCAATGTTGTCACGCCTGTTGCTCCCGATACTGATTTTACTATTACTCACTCTCTTGGTAGAATTCCTGTGGGTTTTATCACTGTACAGACAGATAAGGCGGGAATTATTTACCTTGGAACGGTGGCGGCAACAGCCCAAGACCTCACACTTAAGTGTAGTACCGCGACAACGACCATAAGAATCTTTGTGATCTAATATGGCAACAATCAACGATAGTGTAGCTAATGTCGTAAAGCGGATGAACCGCTCCGACGCTGACATCAACGCTTCGGCAATCACGTGGCTATGTCAAGCATACACTGACATCGCGTCGCGATACCCGTTTGTGGAGTTTCAACGGTACTTTAATAGACCTACTGTGCAGGGTCAACGTGAGTATCCACTACCTGATGGGGTGCGCGCAGTATTGGCAGTAACACTGCAAGATACAAGCATCACGAATTCAAATGGTACCCCGTTGACGAGACGTTTGAAGAAGACCTCATTTAGGGAGGTGGTCAAGGCGAACTTCAATGTGGCATCAGCACCATACCGCTATGCCAGATGGAATGATAAAATCTTTGCGGATCCGATCCCAGACCGTAGCACGTATGTAATCATCATCTACTCATGGGTATATCCTGATGTGTCAGCACTGGAGAACACAACAGTGATGATCCCGCCTGAATGGATTGAGGTGATGGAATGGGAGGCAGTATGGCGTGGTCATAATGAGCAGCTCGATTATGACGCGGCACGCCATGTTATGGAGAAGGTTATAGTTCCCATGACAGCCTTAAGGTACCGTAACCTTAAGAGCTACATTGAGTTGCAGGATTGGGACGTTCCAGTAGCACAACTTGTCCAACGCAGCACACCTGCCAAATAAAGGAGAGTTTATGGAAGCAGCCGTGCGCACCATCAGGCAACTACAGCCCATCGAGTTGCCGCTGATCTTAGATATGGCCCACAAGTTTTTTGTAGAGGCCAATATCGGTGGGGAGTTCAACGACGATACCTTCATGTTGTCTTGGACTGGTTTCATGAAGTCAGGGAATGGTGTGATATTTATCCTGACTGAGGAAGATAAGATTGTTGGTGCAATTGGTGGTCTAACCTATCGTGATGTTAACACCGGTAAGGGGATCACGCTTGAAACCTTCTGGTATGTTGACTTGGAATACAGAGAGAAGGGTGTCGGGGCCCAGCTGATCTACCAGTTGGAGCAATGGGCTAGGTCAATGTCATGCACGCGTCTGATCATGGCTGCGTTGATGAACAAGGACTTTCCCAAGATGGAGAAGTTCTACGGTGATAAGGGATTCCACTTACTCGAGGTGAACTTCAGCAAGGAGCTGTAATGATCGGCACAACTACTGCGGCGCTGATTGCGGCAGGCATCGGGGCTGGTGGTTCGGTTGCTTCTTCTGCCCTTTCTAATCGAGGGCAGCAACAGCAACAGGGTCAACAGCTCCGTCCGGCAAATCAGGAGCTCTATAACTCATGGACCAACTACCTTGGTAATCAAATCGGTCAAGGGGCCCCTGGGTATGGCGGTGATCTATCTGCACCGTTTAACCCGTTCTTTGGTCAGGCGGCGAACAACGCCGCCCCGTTTGGTGGTCTTGGCCAAGAACAGGCCGCGTTGGCCCAACGGTTCATGCAGCAACCACAGGTAGGTGCTGGTCAGTTTGTTCGTGAGATGCTTCCAGAGGGTGGTTCCTCAGCGTTTCAAAGTTACCTTGCCAATATCCCGCGTGCCTCAATGGAGGCAGGTCTGCAGTTCGGCCGTGGTGGTACTGGTTACCTGGAAGAAATCGCTCGTACAGGCATCCCGGTGGATTCCACCAACGCGTGGCAGAATATGATTGGAGCTCAAGAACGAGGCATTGGTCAGCGCGGGGCACAGCTGGCTGAGCGTACCGCTGGTCCAGGCGGACGGTTCGGTTCAAGCTATAACCAGGCCATGACCGACTTCTCAGCACAGACGGCCAAGGACCAGAATGCCCTGATCGCGCAGATGGTCTATGGCTCAGGTGAGAATGCCGCTGGCAGAAGGCTCGGAGCTGCAACAGAGCTTGGTCGCCAGGGTTTGGAGGGTATGAACCTCGGGATGACGGGCGCGATCAACGCCGCACAGATTCAATCTCAGCAAGAGGCACGCGACCAAGCACGTGCACAGCTTATGATGCAGGGTTGGGGGTTAGATATCTCAAAGGCCAGGACTGGCGCCGAGATTGCTAATATGGGCATCCCTGGGTTTAATGCTAATATGCAGATGGGCGCGGTTGGCCAACAGTATGGACAGGACGTCCTCAACCGTTCCTATAATGAGTTCATTCGTCAGCAGCCGTACGCCAACCCATGGAACCAGTACATTGGAGCGGCGGCCACCCAGTTCCCAGGCCAGATGCAACAGTACCCACAGGGTCCATCACCGTGGGGTGGCGTCGCGCAGACCGGCCTCAGCATGTTGTTTGGTAGTCCGTTGTTCCAGGGTGGTGGCGGTAACGCCAATACCGGTGGTTGGCAAAACTGGGGTAATACCTTTTCAGGTGGGAACCCGGCCACCTTACCACAGGGTCAAATTCCACCATGGTTACTCGCGCAGCCGACCTACTAGGAGGGCGCACCAATGCCAGATGATCCTTTTACCGCGCAACTTAGGGCGGCTCAATCGATGCAGGCGATGAAGAGTGTAGCCGGTTATCCGTACATGCCTTACACGTCGCAGGCCACGGGCTATGAACCTCAAACAGGAGGCCGTCAGGCCGCTGACATGATCGGAGGTGTCTTTAACGCTTGGATCGGGAAGAAGGCCAATGACTATCAGAATGAGGTAAAGGAGGCAGAGAGTGTCTTCACCCTTAGTAAGCTTGGTTATGATCTTGGTGATTTGCTTTCTGATTCTAAGAAGCGTAAGGCTGTTGAGAAGGTTCTTGGTATCACCCTTCCGCAAACTGCAGAGGGAGATTACGGGCCGCAGAGTGTCGAGCGCATTCAACAGAACCTACGGAAGGCGATCCTCAAAGACCCGAAGAACATGGAAACCATCTCGCGGGTCGTCCCGCAAGCCCAAGCTGAGATGGCACAGTCACAGCCAGCACCTCCAGTAGACCAGGGGATGTATGCTGAAGGTGGCGTTCAGGCGGAGGCAATGCCGGGTCCTGGGGCTCCTGGACCTGGAGGGATAGCTCCTGGACAACCTCCAATGATGGCACCCCCTGGCCAGCCTCCCATGACCCCTGGGATGGACCCTCGGATGCAACGGATCCTTGCTGCCGACCCTCAACATCAAGGTCGTATGGAAGAGATTGGGGCAACTGGTGCTGCACACCTTGCGGCGGCTGGATTGAAGGGGCAGTATGATCTGGCCCAGGAGTCCATGAAGCAACGGGTCGCCTTCCAAAAGTCGGTGGGTGATAATGCTCAGCAATTGTTCAGGGACTATGGAGGTACCTTGCCGGCGCAATCGGCGCAGGACATGTCCATCTCTCTGATGACTGGGAAGGAGCCAGCCAAGGGCACCGTCGAGGCGTTTACAAATGCGATGTCTCCTGAGCAGCGTGAGCTGCAAAAGTCGATCTTGCCGATCCTTAAGGAGGCCTTCCCAAATCTGGCGGACTCACCTGGGCATATGTCTTTATTGGCCGGTATGGCCGCTCAGGGCAAGGAGATTCCAGTAGAGATGTTACCTGGTAAAGAGGTCACGTTTACTGATGAAAACGGTAAGACAGTGACCAGGCACCTCCCATTGAATTATCTTGCCAGTACTGCTGCGTTGAATCTTGAGTTTAAGAAGGTTAACACACAGTATGCTAACCTTCAGCGCGGTCAACTGCAGCAGCTCTTATCAACCCCAAGTCAGGTTAAGGTACCTGACAATAAGGGTAACATGGTCTCTCTACCGATGGCCCTCGCGCGTGACGCCCAGATGATTGAGGAAAGCATGGAACGCATCCGATCATCCAAGATGGATGTTAAGAATGTTGATGCCATGGTCACGTTGATGAAGAGCACACAACTTAGTGTACAAGATCGTGGGATTATCCTACAGACCTTGGCACAACAACTTGGCTTTAAGTCTAGAGAAGACCCAGGATTCATCAACTGGTTGAAGGACTATAACCAATGGCGTGTCCTGCCACCTGCTCCAGGTGAACCAGTAGGTGCACCACCAGCCGGCGTGCCACCTGCCGGATTACCAAGACAGAGGTAACTTATGGGTACCGTACCACCTATTGGGCGGACAGGGATTCCCGAGATCGACCAGATCTACGACTCTTGGGAGGCCGAGGCCGTCGCCACGGCACCACCAACACGCGATACCTCACTTGACATCCCACGTGATATTCTTGAGAAGCGACATGCGGCCAACCAGGCTGAGGAGGCTGCCTCATGGTGGTCTGGGTTTTACGACGCCTTAAGCCCTGAGCGAGAGGACATCTCGTTGGCGTCGCACCTTACATCGGAGGTAATCCGTGGTTCCTTTGGCCAGGCATTGTCGGGCCTGGCCTCTACCTTCGTGGATCTTCCTGGTAAGATCATGTCTGGAGCACAGAACTTACCTGGTGCCTTGCAACAGGCCGGTTATGAGGGCCGGAACGTTGCAGACACACTCAAGGCTGAGAGCCCTGAGCTCGCCAAGCAGGTAGATGAGACGGTCAATGCGCTTTACCCAGTAAATACCGAGATGACCAAGAGTTTCTGGGCGGGGGACCTGCCACGTGGTGCCGGTTCCCTTGCCTTTAACCTTTTGGCCGGACCATCAGGCGCATTGACCTTAGGCGCAGCCATCATGGCTGGGCAAGGGTTCAAGGAAGCTGAGGAGGCAGGTGCCCCATTTCCTGCAGCCCTTGGGTCCTTGGTATCTAACGGCCTTCTAGGTGCGACTGAGATAGTCCCGATCCTTGGTGTATATGAGAGGATCGCAGGCAAGCTTGGTCCACTGGCCATGGAGAAGATTCTTAAGAAGTATGCACACACAACGCTGGCTGCTGGCATCGCTGGTGTGATTGAGGAGGGCACTCAGGAGGTATTGCAACAGTTTGGGTCTAACGTGACTGCCAAGATGCTTTATGATGATCAACGAGATCTCATGGAGGGGGTCACCAAATCTGGTGAGGTGGGCGGGATCCTGGGCTTTGTGATGAATGCCGTGGCCAGAAAAATCGGCCACATGCGTACCTCGAGGTATGACAAGCCAAATACTAAATCACAGCCGCCGGTCGTTACCGACATGGAGAGGCGGGAAATCATCACACCGCAAGATAACCTGGGTTTAGAGAGGCGTCTTCAGACTGCGCAGGACGAGATGAAGTATCTTAACGCGGTGCCTGAGTCTGCCACGGTGCTGTCAGGCAAGGATCTTGAGACTTCACAACTCGTTGGACCCACCGTGACGTTTGAGGACGGTACTACGGCGGGGATGAACAGGGAGTGGGAACCTGAGATCAAGGCTAAGTTCATTCAAGAGGTGATGAAGGCGGGTAAGCCAATCACTGATGTTGCTGGTTCTGCATTAGATGTACAGGAGTACTATAGTCTCTTGTCAGTCTATGCCACACCAGCAGAGACCACTGAGACGTTGATGACTACCCCTGAGGAGGCTACCCATGCTGCCGCTACACTTGCTGATCTCGGCGTTTCCGCCGTGGCTGACGGAAATACCTTGGTCATATACCCCGATCAAAAGACTGCACGAGAGGGCCGTGAGCTTAAATACAATCAGCCCGCGAGTCAAGAAGAGGGACTTACTAACATTCTCGAACAGGGTGGTAAATTTACCGAACAAGAATTTATCATGCCAACCGAAGAGGCGCCGGCCCAAGAACCTAAGGCCCCGTTTCGTGTCGGTTGGAGTCCTGACTATGAGAACTACCTTAAGGGCACGGAAGATCGACCACAGCTTATCCTTGCATACGAGGCCTTAAGACGTGATGTAGACTCAGGCACCATCAAAGATGGGATGATGGTCTCTGCGGCACAGGCCTCACTCATGGAGATGGAGGAGCTGATCAAACAACGCCACCCAGACTGGGCTGAGCAATTCAAGCTTGGTACCATGCATGAGGAGACCTTCACACCGCCGTCTCAAGATGTACCTGAGGGAGAGCGGCCGACCCAGGGCGCTCCGATGGTGGCGACTAACATGAACCTTACCCCTGATCAGCGAATTGACGCAGCGCGACGATCTTATGAGCTTGGTGGACAGGCTGATCAACTCCTTGAGAAGATGATTGGACGACGACAATCGGTAAACCAGCTATCTCCTAAGGTACAGCTCATGCTGGCCCTGGAGTCTGAGGGCTTTGATCCTCGACTTTTATCCGAGGAGGAGACCGGCGCCCTTGTTGATGAGAACGCTAAGGAAGAAGAGTTCGCGCTAAACAGCGCTACTCCTGAACAGCGACAGACGATTGCTGACAAGGTGATGAACCTTAAGGGTCGTACCGCTCAAACACCTACCGGTCAGGTTAAGATGGTGAGGTATGATGATCCACAGATTACCGAGGCTGTTCATGGCATTATGGTTAAGGATACAAAGACTGGCAGTACTACCATTGCCATCGCCAAGGGTCAGGGCATCACCACGATGAATCATGAGATCGGTCATAATCTGGTCAAGAACAATCCTAACATTCAGCGAAGACTTGAGTATCATGACATCATCAGTGATGAAGGCGTGCTCACCGGCGAGGACACCACGTTTACACTTGACATGATCGCTGAGCAATTCGCCGGAGAGTACTGGAAATACCCTGGGCCAAGGGCTAGAGAGGAGGTCTTTGTTCGGCTGATGTCTTCCATTAAAAACATCTGGGAGCCACAGGCACAGGAAGAACTTCAGCGCCTCATTCAAATGGATCGTGACCTACCTCATGTTCTTGATCTTGCACGGGCACTGGCTGATAATGCCCTTCGCGCTTCACGTGAATCCTTGCCCAACGACTACTGGGCGAAGAGGATGCAGAAGTTCTTACACATTGTTAAGACCCGGTTGAATCCTGCCGTCGAGTTGGTCACTTGGGCAGACACCATCCTTGGCACCAAGTCGGTCTATGTTAATGAGAATGGCCAATGGGCAATTGACCATGCTGAGGTAGGTACTGAGAAATATCTTGATACCGGTACTACTGTCAAGACGTATGACACATTTGCTGATCTTCTATTTGATTGGGACAACAAGTCTGACTTCACCCAGGCCCCAGATCTCATGGGTAATCTTGAGCGCGAGGCCAAGGAGCTCGGTGGTAAGGACTTCTTTAAGGATCTCCCGTGGGTTGAGGGGCCACCTCGGTATGACCCTGAGGCGGACCAGCTTGGTCCAGTGACGGAGGACGAGGTCTTTGAGGCGGTTAATCGATATACCCGGCGCGAAGTGATACAGGGCAAGCCCTTTAAGGAGGAGGTAACCCGTGAGGAGGTGAAGGAGTCCTTTGGTTCTCAAGGACTGACCGCATTCTGGCGGGCGTCAAGAGACTGGTTCAACTCAGTTGAGAAGGACCTTGGACATCAGGTCTTTACCAACATCTACCTACCGCTGGACTCTGCTCGTATACCTCATGACCGATGGCTGGACGCCGCGGCGAAGAAGATCAAGCACCTCTGGAAGATCCCCGTTGAACGTCGTGTGGCGCTACGCGATTATCTAGAAGCCAAGGGCGCTGAGGCCAAGGCAGAGGTAGCCAAACGCAACCACATGACTGATCAGGAAACCCGATGGTCAGCTGAGATCCGCAACTATTTTGATGAGACCTTTAGGGAGTTCGGTATCGGTGACGCTGCCCCATACGTTGAGGATTACATGCCGCGTGTTATGCGCGCGGTGTACGCTCAACGTGCAGGGAAGAAGTCTGACTTCAGTCCTTTTAGTGAACCAGGGGTGAATGAGACGGCAGACTTTTTCGCCAAGCACGCGCGTACCATTGAGGATGCCAAGCGGGCGGCGACCGAGCCGGATGCGGTCAAGCTCCTCTGGACTCATATGCAGATGGGCGCGCGCGAGCACTTCATGGGTGAGGCCTGGGATCAGGCGGTTCAAGCGTTTAAGGACCCTGAGTTGCCTAAGGGCCTGCGCATGCCGATCGCCAACTATATGAACACCATGTATGGTGGTAAGGACTACAGCATGGACGCCATCCACAATTGGTGGAAGGCGATCATCAAGCTACCGCTAATGAATAGGCTTGGTCTAACTGAGGATTGGATCGACAAGCTGGTACTATTCCAGTACTCCAGCTCTCTTGGGATGCGACCGGCTTTAATGGTTAGAGACATGACCCAGTCCTTCCTGTCGGCGTATCCTCACCTTGGAGCACGTTGGTATGGGCATGGTTTACGGATGATCGCGGATGAGTCAACCTGGGACCTGGCGGAGAAGTACGGTGCCTTGGTACCTCAGGCGTCAGCACCGATCCCAGAGGGTTCATTTACCACTGGCCGTACCATGGGGCAGCAAGGTGAGGGAATTCTAGGCAAAGAGCTGTTCACTGAGGATTTCTTGCGTAGTACGTTGTGGTTCACACAGGCAGGTAATAACTTTGGACGGGCCGTGACGTTCCGGGCGGTTTATGATCGGGCACTCCCGGCCATTGCCAGGTTTAGACAGGACCATAATGTCGACGTTTTCCACAGAGACTCCGGCGCGGGGAAACTGCAGGAAGCATTGACAAAAGACATCGAAATGAAAGCCGTAAGCGATGACATACCCATCGAAGACGTCGCTGGCACGTTGGCGCGTTATTTTGTTGAGCATACACAGTTTCCGTTCCGAAAGGGTAACGCCCCATGGCCACTGCGATATCAGGCCGGTAGGATCCTTGGGATGTACGGGCAATGGAGTGAGCAGTTTGGTGAGTACATGTGGCGGTCGTGGCGGCGTGGCACACCCGCGGAGCGACTTCAGTGGATATCAAGGTGGATGGTCGCCAACGCCTCCACGTATAAGTTCTTTGAGACCATGGGCGCCGATGTATCTCGTTGGGTTTGGACGTCCCCCGGTGAGTATAGCGGTTCAGTATTCAGTAGCCTCGCCTCTGACATCATGGGAGCTCCGGCTGTAGGATCTAAGTACGGGGAGACCGCACGGCAGGGATTAATTGAAGCGCCTCTAGATTTCATCCCCATGTGGGGGCAGCTAAAGAATATGGCAAAGGCCATGAATGACCCGAACCCTTTGATCAGGATGCTGGGATTCACACCGGTGAAGCCGAAGCCACCGTTTACTGAGGATTACGCGGTAATACCTTTTCCTGGTAAATATCCAGCATTTGGGGCGGGTCTTCATGAAAAAGATGTGTACGTTATTCAATCTAAAATTGATCTGCCTAAAAAGAAAAAGCCTTACATTAGGCTTAGATTTGGAGATAACGCAGATGATTTTACAAAAGAAACACTCCTTAATTTTGTAGGCGGAAATGAGGATCTTGCAAACAAGATCTGGAATACTCCTGAAAGAGGTATTGTAAAAATTCCTCATATTAAGCCGAAGCCGCCGTTCGCAGAGGAATACGCGGTGAACCGTCGTGATTTCTTAAAGAAGCTTGGTGGGTTGGTCAGCTCAACCATGCTAGACAAGTCGATCCTTGGTAAGATCACTGAGTTTGTGGCTGACCCAGTGCAGGCAATGTCCAAACCAATTACTAGTCCACTAGACCTAGTGAACTACGGAGTGTACCAGTATCAGGGAAAGCCATACGTCTTCAAACACTTTCAACATCAAGAGGCCGCTGCCTTTGTACCTCTTGATAAGTTTGATATGATCGATATGACGGTTGACGCTGATCATCTGGCTAGGGTAGCTCGTGGGTTTGCATATGACCCGTCAGACATCAATTTTGACGAGTTCTCTAGTGAGCATGAAATCTTACCATTAGACGTCAGTCTTGAAGGTGTTGCGTCAGACATACAACAATTTGCAGATGAACCGGTTATATTCGCCATGGATATCTTGGCTAATCAAGAAGGCCCGTTAACATTTACTGGTGGTTTGGCAGGTAATAAAGGTGAAGAGTTCCGTGGTGATACGGTTAGAGAAATTTTGGACGACATGGCTAAGATTGGGATGGAGTATGAGTATGGTACTTCAAAAGAACCACAAGATATTGGTAGAGAAAAGATTAAAGAAATAACCACACGACAACAGGGTCGTTATACGAGACGCCAGTATCTCGCGTCGCAACAAGCACGGCTTGCGGCGCAACAACCACAGCTTGCAGCACCTCAAGACCCAGCATTTGAGGCCATGCGTCAGAAATATCTAGCGCGTCCAGCTAAGGAAGGAACGACGGAACAGACTGAGGTATTACCCGGTGTGTTTCGTATCGGAGACATGTCGTGGGCGAATATGCCTGACCATAAGTCCTATGACCTAATTGTCTGGGACAGGGCAACTGGGCGGTATGTTGATACCTTCTTTAGTACTGCTGCAGATGAAGATCTTGTTGAGAAGGTTCGCGAACGTCGACAGGCCTTTGGTTGGGATGAGAGGCCTAAATGATTCCTATGGAACTAGAACTTATTGAACGTTTGCTCAAGGCACTTGAGCTGTCTAATGCACGTGGTGAGGCCTCGTTGCAGGTGGGTAAGGACATTGCAGAGATCAATCAACATATCACCTCAATAGACCGCGTACTACGCGGTCATGAGAACGCGCCGGGTTTGATCTCAAGGGTACAGGCCTTGGAGAAGACTCAAAACCTTTTAAGGGTCATGTTAGGTGCATTTGCAGGGGCGTTCGTCACACTGCTGGCGGCGTACATCAGTCGAGGACAACATCCATAAAGGAGCTAAACAATGAAGAGATCATGGAACACCATCTTCCAGATCATCGCAACAAGCAGTCAGGTGCTGAATCTTTATGCACCGATCATCCCGCCAAAGTATGTGGGTCTGACCGCGGCCATCCTGTCTGCTGTACAGGGAACGGCGGCGGTCATTGCCCATAGCTTTAACCCAGATGGAACACCTGCAGAAACCAAGTATGTCCCTCCCCAAAGGTAGCTCAATCAGTGATCCGATCATCCTCGGGGAGGAGCTGTTCAGCACCTGGAACATCCTTGATCTTACTGTAGATCTCAGTCTGATCAAGGATGATGAACTCAACCTCCCCCGTCGATTTATCGGCCCGTGGATGGGTCCGATCAATAACTGTGAAGACGATCCCTGATAACCGTGTGAACAACACCTTTTCCCCCACCTCAAACCCATGCACGTCAGGCCCCACCGCAATGATCTTACCAACTGTCGTCTTGGACTTCGCCACGTCAGGGATGACCAAGCCAGATTCTGATTTGTAAACGAAGGCGTCCCTGGCCACGATCATCTTCGTCCATACTGGTTCCAGTCGTTTCATTCGTCAACTACCTCCTTTGCAAGACCCGTTGAGGCATCATCATGACCTGGCAGGGCATGTACCTGAATGTAGTAATCCCAATCCAGGCCCAGGATATCGGATTGGCTTGGTGCCCACGGAACGAATGTTGGCATCAGCACATCAGCAGTCTTCATCATGATGTACGGTGAGAATCGACAGACCGTGCCTTGCTCAATGCCGGTGGCCTGCGCGGTGTTTTCATTGATTGGGATCCCTTCAGGATACCCCTTCTGAAAGGTGATGTACATGTCCTTTCCATTCCATCCAGTGCGTTGAACCTTTTGACCGTTACGCAATTGGATGAGTGCCCACTCAAATCCACGCTTGCGAATACCAAGCTGGCCCGTGGCCCCACCTGGAGGTGGTCCACTCGAAAACTTGTAGGCGTCCTCTGCCTTCATAGCATCCCCCTTAGTTGATCCATGTCGAAGAGTTTACCCGGGCATGACTTGTAAGGCGCGAAGTCCCGGTGGCCTCGCACATTCTGGGAACGAATCCCAAACTGATACATCCAAGGGTGAATGACCCGTTGAATGAGCACGTTGAGCTGTTCCTTGGTTGGTGGCATC